AATTGGCATCCAGAAAAAATGTTGGAAGTGCAATTGAAAGAACCAGACGATTTTTTAAAGGTTCGTGAGACACTAACTAGAATTGGTGTTGCCTCTAGAAAAGATAAAAAATTATTTCAATCATGTCATATTCTACATAAACAAGGTAGATATTTTATAGTGCATTTTAAAGAACTATTTGCATTAGATGGTAAAGAAGCAAACTTAACAGACAATGATATTGAAAGAAGAAATACAATTGCTCAACTATTAGGTGATTGGGGATTGATTGCTATAATCAATAATACAGTTGCTGAAAAGAAAGCACCATTATCACAGATCAAAGTTTTATCATTCAAAGAAAAAGGTGATTGGGATCTACAAGCAAAATATAACATAGGTAAAAAAGTCGAAGATGAAGGCACCGAAGTTTAGAGAGTTTATAACTGAAGCGCCAGAGAATGGCAAATACAAACTACTTGTAGTTACAGATGAGCCTGAAAAGGCAAAAACTTTTCATACTGCTGATCGTTTAAAAGAAGAAGCAGAAAAGTTAGGTTGGAAATATTATCTATATAAACTAACAGGTGGTTATACTACAAGTCCAGAAGGTAGTTTAAGACTTCATAATAAAGATGATGAAAAAGGTTTTGAAGTATCTGGTAAAGACACGATTGCTATTGTTCGTGGCTCTGTAACTAGAAAAGATAGTTGGATGGATATAGTTTCACTATTAGAAAAACATAGTATCTGTGTAGTTAATAGTAGGCAAACAATTAATATATGTGCTGACAAATACAGAACAGCATTAAGACTTGCAGATTATGGTGTTAAACAACCTGTAACACATCTAATAAATGATCCTGATAATTCTGAACAGGCATTTGAAAATTTAAAGACACAATATCCCATTATACTTAAAACACTAAGAGGGTCAAAAGGTGTTGGTGTTTTATTTGTAGAATCAGCAAAAGCATTAGATAGTATTGTTCAGTTGATACATAAACAAGACGAAGATGCTGATTTACTTTTACAAGAATATATTAAAACAGACTATGACGCTAGAGTTTTAGTATTAGGTGGTAAAGTTTTATCTACAATGAAACGACCTGTGATCGAAGGTGACTTTAGATCAAATGTATCGCAAGGTTCTAAACCACAAAAATTAGAACTAACAGAATTAGAAATAGAAGAAAGTTTAAAAGCTGCAAAGGCAGTAAATGGATTATGGACTGCTGTTGATTTTATACCAAGCAAAAATAGAACAAAAGAACCACCATTTATAATTGAAGTAAACTCATCACCTGGTACTGAAGGTATGGAAGAAGCAACTGGTCGAAATATTAGTAAAGAGATATTAGAATTTTTTGCTGACAAAAAGAATTGGGTAAAAGTACCTGGCGAATGTGGTTATAAAGAGATTGTAACTATCAAACCATTTGGTGAAATCATCGCCAAGTTTGATACTGGCAATTCAGGTATGTCAGTTATTCATGCAGACAAAATGGATGTAAAAGGTAAAAAGATTACATGGTCTTTATTAGATAAAACAATCACATCAGACATAATAAGAACTGAAGAAATATCAGTAGGTGGTTTAAGAGATTATGAAGAAACTAGATATGTCATAAAATTAAATGTAGAATTTTTAGGTAGTATGTATGAAACAGAATTTACTTTAGATGATCGAGAAGATAGAACACCAATTTTATTTGATCGAGAGTTTATGAGCAAAGTAAATGTAATGGTAAATCCAGATAGAAAATATGTGGTCACAACAAAATATAGTTTAGATTAAGTGCTTTACAAACTTATTTTAATGTGTTATAATAACAATGTTAGGAGTGAACAATGGCAAAAAATCATCAAACAGAAAATGCTTTATTCAAAGCATTAGCAAAAAAGTATGAGGCAGATATAGCAGCAGGATATGCTACTTTATTAATTTATTTCGACAACTCTGTGGGTATAGGTGAACATCCACAACAGTTAGAAGAAATGGATAAATTAGTAAGTAAGATTGAATCTGCTGAATCTAAACTAAGTGCATTAAACAGACATTTTAATAATACTCAAATCTAGTGAAATTTTATACAAGTGTGCTGCCGTATAAAGGCAGATTATTAGTTCGTGGTGTAAACCATGACGGCAGCCACAAAAAGTTCAAAGTAAACTACAAACCATCTTTATTTGTACCTGCTCAAAAAGATACAGGTTACAAAACACTAGATGGCAGAGATGTAGGTAAAATGACTTTTGAAAGTATGTATGAAGCGAAACAATGGATTGACGAGTATAAAGATGTTTCTAATTTTGAATATTTTGGTAATACAAGATTTCAATATCCATATATTGCAGATGAGTTTCCAGGCAAAGTTGATTGGGATATCAAACAGATAAGATTAATCACAATTGATATTGAGTGTGAAAGTGAAAATGGTTTTCCTGATGTTGATCGAGCAGAAGAACCTATCATTTGTATTACTGTAAAAGATCATGCAAGAAAAAGTATTCTTGTTTTTGGTTGTGGTAATTTTGTAAATGATCGTGCTGATGTTAGATATATTAGATGTTCAACTGAAAGAGATTTAGTACAAAAGTTTACAGAGTTCTGGACTAGTTATAATCCTGATATCGTAACAGGTTGGAATGTAAAGTTCTTTGATATTCCTTATTTAATGAATCGTTTTCGATATCTTATGGGTGATGATTATATAAATCAATTTAGTCCTTGGGGTATCGTAACTTCTAATAGTGCAAGAATAACTGCTAAGGGTTTTAATAAAGAACAAAAGTATTATGATTTATTAGGCGTATCTGTGTTAGATTATCTTGATCTATATCGTAAACACACATTTGTTAGACAAGAAAGTTATAAACTAGATTATATAGGCGAAGTAGAATTAGGCGAAAAGAAAACTGAAAATCCATATGATACTTTCAAAGAGTTCTATCAAAACGATTATCAATTATTTGTAGAATATAATATACAAGATGTTGAACTAGTTGATAAGTTAGAAGATAAAATGCAGTTGATTGCTTTACACTTGACTATGGCTTATGAAGGTAAAGTAAATTATCAAGATGTATTTGGTCAAGTTCGTATGTGGGATACTATTATATTTAATTATCTCAAAGAGAAGAAATTAGTTTGTCCTGCTGTAAAAGAAAATGAAAAGTCTAGTGGTTATGAAGGTGCATATGTAAAAGATCCTATTGTAGGTTTTCATGACTGGATTTGTAGTTTTGATTTGAACAGTTTGTATCCACATCTAATCATGCAATATAATATTTCACCTGAGACTATGGTCAATCACAATCCTAATACTTGTTCAGTAGAAAAGTTTTTAAGTCAAGAAGCAGATTTATCTGATTTACAAAGTTGTACTATTACACCAAACGGTGCTATGTTCAATACACTTCAACGAGGTTTCTTGCCTGAGTTGATGGATAAGTTATACAAAGAACGAGTAATATACAAAAAGAAAATGATTGAAGCAAAAAAGATGTATCAAGAGACAGGCGATAAAAGATTACTCAATGATATTGCAGCTAATCATAATATTCAACTTGCAAGAAAGATTGCTTTGAATAGTGCTTATGGTGCTATCGGTAATCAATACTTTAGATATTTTGATGTTCGTCATGCTGAAGGTATTACAAAAGCAGGTCAACTTGCGATTAGATGGATTGAAAGAGATGTAAACAAATATTTAAATGATTTAATGAAAACTAAAAATGTTTCTTATGTTGTTGCCTCTGATACAGATTCTATCTATGTAAAACTTGGTGCAGTTGTAGATAAAATATTTAAAGATAAATCTGATATAAGAAAGATTGTAAAAGTTCTAGATAAATTTTGTGAAGAAAAACTACAAAAAGAAATTGATCGTAGTTATGAAAAACTTGCTAAATATACAAACGCATATGAAAATAAAATGGTGATGAAACGAGAAGTGATTGCTAACAAAGGTATATGGACTGCTAAGAAAAGATATATCTTAAATGTTTATAATGAAGAAGGTGTTGATCTGAAAGAACCTAAACTAAAAATTATGGGTATTGAAGCCGTTAAGAGTTCTACACCTGCCCCTTGTCGTGTAAAGATCAAAGAAGCGTTGAAAGTAATTATGAACAAAGATGAAAGTTCTTTGATACAATTTATTGATGAGTTTAGAAATCATTTTAGAAAATTAAGACCAGAACAAATAGCCTATCCTCGTTCTTGTAATAATTTAAAAAAGTATTCTTCATCAACTGACATTTATCAAAAGTCAACACCGATTCATGTAAAAGGTGCTTTATTATATAATAATATGTTAAAGAAAAAAAGTTTAATTAAGTATGAACAAATACAAGAAGGTGATAAGATTAAATTTATTGTTTTAAAAGAACCTAATCCACTAAGAGAAAAGGTCATATCTTTTCCTGCAAGATTGCCAAAAGAATTTAACTTACATGATTTTATTGACTATGATGAGCAGTTTGATAAATCGTTTTTAGAACCATTACGATTTATTGTAAATGCAATCAACTGGAACTTTGAGAAACAAGCAACACTAGATAACTTTTTTTAAAATGAGCAAAGATATAGAACAACTAAAAAAACAATTAGACCAAATAGAGAAAACGGTATATAGAATTGAATCAGATACAATAAAACTACACAAAAAATTAGATACACATATTGATAAGATATGGCAAGTATATGAGAGTTTAAGAAATCCTATAAAGGCAGTATCTAAGATGTTTAAGAAATGACCGATGAAGAAATAAAAGAGTTTATAGAAATGTTTCCTGATTTACCTAATCCAGAACACTATCCTAGATGTTTTGAATGGTATGTGAAACTATATTGGTATTATAAGAATAAAAAGTAATATGTTAGAAAACTACGATAAATCACTATATGATCGTCTGATAGCCGCCGCTAGAGACGATAAATTAGTTGTTCTAGACACTAAGTTATTTGAACACATAAACGAGGTATATGGGCGTGATACTTTTAGAGATACACTTTCAGAGTATATAGCAAACGAAAGACCTGTATTCCCTCTCAAAGAAATAACAAAAGATGATATGAGAAATTGTTTCTATGAGTTGCAAAAATTTGATACTAGTAAAATTTGCATACCAAAAGATCAAGTTGAAAAAGAAGTGTTTGAAAAATATGATGATTACAAATATCCATATAGTAATTATGGTCTTGGTTTGATAAATGCACCTAGTACCCACAATGATGTAAGTAATTACTTCATGCAAGATTTAAGATTAGAATGTAGTAGTTATGGATTTAGAGCACCAAAAGAAGTTTGGGAAAATGGCACAGCAAAAGATATATGGAAATGTCTAGGTCCTATATGGCGTGGTATTAATGGTGTAAAAAAACAAACTACTAGAGCAGTTGTAGGTGGCTCAGAAACAGAAAAGTTAGTAGGTGGCGAACTATCAGAAAAAAGTTATATATCAGCATTTAGATTAGGTACTTATATTGCAACACAATTTAAACCAGTAGTTGCAAAAGCAATCTATGATATGACAAATGCTAAAACTGTATTAGATACAAGTTGCGGTTGGGGTGATAGACTTGCAGGTTTCTTTGCTTCTGATGCCGAAGAATATTATGGTTGCGATCCTAATCCTAACACTTATCAAAGATATCAAGAACAGATAAGTTCATATAATAAACTTCTATCTAAACCTAAAAAAGTTCAGATATGGAGATGTGGTGCTGAAGATTTACCATATCATAAACTACCAAAGATTGATGTTGCATTTACAAGTCCGCCATATTTTTCTACTGAAGAATATAATAAAGGTGGTGAACATCAAGAAGATCAATCATGGCATAAGTTTAATGAATATGACAAATGGCGTGATGACTTTTATTTACCAGTTGCAGAAAAGACTATGCAAGTTTCAAAGTTCATGTTTGTAAATATTATGGATCCGAAAATAAAAGGTAAACGATATCGTTCTGGTGATGAACTGGTTGATAAATTTGCAAAAAAATTTATGGGTCAGATTGGCATGAGAATCATGCAACGACCAAAGTCTGATACACTATTTAAAGATGAAAAAGAAAAGGCTGATTTCATGAACAAAATGTTTATAGAAAATGTTTGGTGCTTTGGACCTGAATGTAAACCAGGTGAGTGTATAGACTTATTTAAAAATTCAAGAAAAGGAACTTTAGATGAGTTCTTTGCTTGACAAACAATTATATATAGTGTATAATATTTCAAACGACAGTAGAGGTAAAAGATAATGAGTGATTTTTTGAAAGATGTAATTAAAGAAACTGGTAATGAATATGCTAGTTTGGTATCTGATGGTGCGTCTGGTGATGTAACAGATTTCATTGATACAGGTTCTTATATATTCAATGCGTTATTAGGTGGTGGTATAAACAAAGGTTTACCATCTAATAAAATTACTGCAATAGCAGGTGAGAGTGCAACAGGTAAAACTTTCTTTGTATTAGGTATGTGTAAGAATTTTTTAGATCAAAATCCAGATGGTGGTGTTATATTCTTTGAATCAGAATCAGCAGTTACAAAAGATATTATTGAAGAAAGAGATATCGATAGTAGTCGTATGGTTATAATGCCAGTTACTACTGTTCAAGAGTTTAGACATCAAGCGATAACAGTATTAGATAAGTATATCGCTCAAGATGTATCAGAAAGAAAACCTTTATTACTTGTGTTAGATTCTTTAGGTATGTTATCAACAACTAAAGAAATGGAAGATACACAGGCAGGTAAAGAAACTAAAGATATGACAAGGGCACAAATAGTCAAAGCTGCCTTCAGAGTATTAACTTTAAAATTAGGAAAAGCAAAAGTTCCTCTTATTATTACTAATCACACCTATGATGTTGTCGGTAGTATGTTCCCTACAAAAGAAATGGGCGGTGGTTCTGGTCTTAAATATGCGGCTAGTTCTATCGTCTATCTATCAAAACGAAAAGAAAAAGATGGCACAGAGGTTATAGGTAATATTATTCATTGTAAAAATTACAAATCTAGATTAACAAAAGAAAACAAAGTAGTAGATGTTAGATTGACATACGACAAAGGTTTAGATAGATACTATGGTCTATTAGAT